GAAATACCGTTTTGGTTTCCATAGTCAAATGTGTCTTCAACTATTTCAGGGATACCAATATCAGCCATAGCTAATGCTTGTGCTCCAGCAAAAATACATCTTGAGTAGTTGACATCAGCATTTGCACCACCTTTATAACCAGCTGCGCCAGCGTTTGATGATGTTCCAGATAGAGCTCCAGTTGTGTTAAACACATGTCTGAACTCATGGATCATGATTCCGTCTACCATTAGACTTGAAGAGCCTGAGAATAAGCTTGACTGTGGTCCTCTAACACCAGCTTGCCTTACGTTAGCAAGGAAATCTGAGTCGAGTTTTAAGTCAGCCATAACTTGAGGTGTCACAAATAAGTGATATGTCTCATCGTTACCTGCGCCTCTTAGGCCTCTGATGTAGTTGTCTTTAGCATAAGCTTTTAGATCAACGATATTTTTATAACCTAGTTTGTCTGTTGCTTCTAAAGCAGTGACGTCACCAGCTACGATACCATTAGTAGCATCTACTCTTCTATGTCTATTAGAAGTAGGTGCACTAACTTCACTCGCAAACTCTAAGTCGTTTAGGTTTTGCCCTGAGTTCATTGATGGTCTTAACGCACCATTGTTCTTAAGGTTATACCCAATACCACTTAAGGTAAGGAATGCTAATTGGTCCATTCTGTCAGCCATTGCGTATGCAAGTGCATCTCTTGAATGTTCCCTAAAGTTTACAACTGACTTTTGATCTGCAAGTCTACCAGATAATCTGTTCGCAAATCTTAGTTGGTCAATTGTTACGGTGATGTCGAAAGCTCTTAGTGCCTCTTCGTTCCCTTCAAGAGTGTTGTCTCCAACGATACCGTCACCAGTCATGTCAGCTAAAAGTGTTAATACTGCTCTAGCTCCCTTTTCTGATTGGGTAAGTTCAGATATTCTCTGAACCATAGCGTTTGAACCCGCACCCGCGAATTGATTAACGAAGGACATATTTCTTGCGACACGCCAAAAATCACGTGACCAGATAGTAAGCTGTTCACTGGTCAACGCAGCAAAGTTTGTATTTGCCATGATAATGTCTCCATTAGTTTAAAATTAACCAGTCGACTTATTGGAGCGACTTTTACCCGTGTACCCACTATCGTAGGGAGGACGCTCTCGTTGTTTGCGGATTACGAATCCGGTTAGTTTTACGCACTAACAGGCGAAAAACGATTTTTTACAGGAACGACCCTGGTAAGATATCGCTCTTACGTGCGAACTTATTTATGTTATACCACAGTTTATCCGAAATCACCACGCATTCTCTTCAAAGTTTCAGCCGGCAAAGCATCGAACTCATCAACAGACATCTTACTAATGTCTACTTTTTTCTCTGCTTTATTGGTGCCTTTCAATGTAGGTGGTTGTTTCTCAGCTGCCTGTATTTTCTTTTTAGTATTAGCTACTTTCTTTTTCTCAACTACAGCTTTCTGTGTTGTGCCTGTTTCAACATCAGCTTCTACTTCTTGTTTTGGTTGAACAACATATTTAGCAGCTTTTTCTAAAGCGTCAGCTCCAGTAAATCCTTGAATCATAAACGCATCCCGTAAATCCATGACTTCTTGAGTCATTTCTTTATTGTATTCAGGAGCCATTTCATCAAGCTCTGGAAAAGCCGCCTGTAGTTCTACAGCTTTATTTTGTAGTGCAATGGCTTCTGTACTCTGTTGTACAGTTTGGCCCATTTGTTGTTGCACTTCAAACATCATAGTTTTTCTTTCAACCTCTCTTATCTCAGCTCGCAAAGCTGCAGCTTTATCAGCTTCACCATTCAAAATAAATTCTTGATACTGTAATTCTTTAGCGCCAAAATCATATTCAGGAGCTTTATCAACTGTTTCTACTGGGTTGGTTGCTTCTTGCAACTGTTTCTGTAACGCTTTTTGTTTAGCTAAAACTTCGTCAAACCTAGACTTTGGGATCATAGGTTCTTTTTGCTCTTGAGATCCTTCCTGTACTGGTTCAACAGGTTGTTGTGTATCTGCGTCATCTTCTGCCAATACTCCTTCTTGTTCTCCACTTTCTGCTTCTTCAGCAACTGCTTCAACCTCTTCCTCTTCTTCTCCCTCTTCAGTTCCTTCCTGTGGTTCTTCTTGAGCCTCGAGCTCTTCAACTTCTTCAACTTCTCCCTCCTTTGGAAATTCAACTTCTTCTTCTTCGAAGCTCATGTCTACTTTAAAGTTTTCTCCTGCTTCCTCTTCAGGTACAGGGTCAGCGCCAGGCATTACATCCATTGTAACGTCCTGTTCTTGGGTTTGATTTTCGTCTGCCATATTATTTACCTCCTGTTGGTTTCATGGCCGCAGCGGCTAGTTAGTTAATTGTGATAACTTCTCACGTAGTCCCAGTTCTTCACGTTTAGATTGAATTTTACTTTGTAATTCAGCAACCTTCAACTGTGGATCCATTTGTGCGTTTTGTGCTTTCGCCATATTAAGCTCTGCAGAGGTTTGTAGGTTGGTAACTTCTGCTTCTAATTTAGCTATTTCAAGCTGCGTACTTCTGATTTGTGACTCCATCTGGAACTGTTGTAATTGTACCTGTTCCTCTGACGGTGGCGCAGTACCCTGCATTTGTCTTATTCTTTCTGCTATATCTGCTTTACGTGATAAGTGTGAGTACTCTACAATCATGTCGTCTGGTATTGGTACTCCAACCCCTCTAAGTTCAATAGCTTCTGCAAACTGCATTTCATCAAAGTTATCTCTAGCAGGAGCAGTACCAACAATAACGTCATACTCTCCAAGCGTTAGATCATTTATGATCTCACCTTCTGGTGTCATTTCGTTTACTCTTAATTTTTGTCTTGGTTTATATGGATCAGACTCATCTGTGATTTGTATTATACGCTCTTCTGTATAATAAGACTGAACCATATGTAATATTTTTTCTGCTAAGTATTGTCTAGTCTTAGCTAAATTATCTAATGGCACTTGCAATAGCATAGAACCTCTGTTTTGTTTTGCTTGAATAGCAACACCAGAAACTTCTGGACTATCCATACCAAGCATAGCTTCTGTAATACCACTTATTTGTTTAATATTTTGTGCTGCCTTTTGACTAATTCTATCTAGACCTGTAGGTATTTGGTTTGGTGGTATTTTACCAGGAGGCGTAGAGCCACGGTTGTACTCTAATACGAGGCCAGTTTCCGCACCATGTTCTTCTAAATCATCTGCTGTCATACCGGATAGAGACCCGGACTCTACTATCCAACCACTATTAGCGGTTGTGTTTACAATGTGCAGTTCTTGTGAAGAAATTTTGTTAAGTTGTTCTTGTGGAGAAAGTAAGTTTCGTACCATGCCAAATGGTTTACCACGTCTAAAGTACGGAAAGTAAGGAACAATTGTAAAATGATCATAAGGTGAGAAGTCATCAAACAGAACTACCGTATCAGCTGTCACCGTCCAACGGACGCGTCGCATTTTTTTGGTAATTATGTCTAAACCAAACTCATCAGCAAACTTTTCTCTTTTCTTTTTACCCCAGGCGTTTGGCACTTTTCTTTTGTCACCTGATACAGGATCAACATAATACATACAATCATCTAACTTATAATACTGTCTTTCTATAACCCTAATTGATCTAAGCATTCGTGCGTTCTCTGGATCTCCTGGGTATTGTTGTCCGTATCCGTCTTGCTCTGTATCTCCGTACCTTTCTTCTTCATACTCCATAGAGTCTGCGCCCAAAGTGGTGCCAGTCTCTGCTAGCATTCGTAACTTATCTGCTTTTTCTTGCCCATATGTTTCTTCTATCTCATCTATGCTCATCCATTTAGTTTCAAAGATTTCATTCCAAGTTCTTGGGTCATAGTGTTTTGCATCTGGATCAATAAGAATATCTAATGGGTCTTTGGCTTCTATTTTTATCTCGCCTTGTACGTGCTCTTCAAAATCTACTCGCACATCAAAATATCCACGGTCTTGTATTAGACCATCTGAAAATACTTGTTGTTCTACCCAATCTAGTTTGTTGTTGTCTGCGATGTAAGCATATACTTGTGTCAATACATCAGCTACGTCTTGTTCGCCACCCCCTCTAGGTTTGAATTGTATATCTGCTTTCTTATTATATGGATCAATACCTACAAGATTATGAATTTTATTCTTGAATCTATTATATCCACACCCAATATCACAAACGCTTCTTGGTTTTTGATTGTTGACATAATCAACTAATTGATATCCAGAATATTTTAGATTCTTGAAATTTTGATCTTTCCAGACACCACTAAAGTAAGATTCCATTACGCAAAATCAATTATATCCTGACAATTATAAAATCCAATTGACGTATCGTAAGTGGGTGCTTTTGTGAGTTCGGGATCTAAACAATAGTTGCGTATGTAAGCATTGTATTCTAAGTAACCGTTTGCATCCCACTCAAATCCAACTTTATTTAAGAAGTGTTTAGTGGGACAAGTGATGAAAGTTGGTTTGACTGCTCTTCTAAAAAATGTTCTCATTGATAGATTGTGTCTTCTATTGAATTCTTTGAAACTATCTACATTGAGTTGATGTTGTTTGCCTATTTTTTCATGAGGATCTTCAACAACTTGCCACGCTGTATACTTAGGATAATTTTTTGAAAATGTCATAGATTCTAACCACCTCATATCACACAACTCCTTTTCTCTTATAACAAAAATCATTTTATTATTTGGAAATGTCTCATCCAACCACTCTAAATTATGTGATTCGCAAAAGAAATGACACTTTACCATATAATTTTGTTCGTTATTCACTTCTGAATATGGTTTCAATGCCTCTTCAATAAAACTATCTTTTGTATAATACTTTTTTAGATCTTGAAATCCTTCACCAAACTCACAACCAGGTCCACTAAAATGTCCTTTGTGTTCAACATAATATCTTGTTCTTACTTTCTCCCACCTCTCGTCATTAAAATCTGATGTGTTGAAATTAAATTTCTTACAATTTCTCAATAAAGAATCTATTTTTGCCCACCCAGAACCAGGTATACCAATGAAAAAAACTAATTGTTCAGGATTGAATTGTGAATAAGTCATTACAATTATAAAAAACAAATGGTGCATCAAACATAGGCACCTCAGATTTAAAGAATTGATGAGTCATAACCAACTTCATGTATTCTTCTTTTCCTTCCTCGTCCCAAATATAACCTAA